TATTGTGTTTTGTTACTATAGCTGTTGCCGTTACTATCAAACAAATCAAAATGTGGCTGTTCGTTTACTTTTGTTTTTTCTTGTCCTGGTATCCATTTAGTATCGTGATAATGATACATTTTACCAGCATTAATATTGCCACGTTTTACTAATACAGTAGCACCTTGCGTTGGATCTGTATCACTTGTTTCGATTAAAGTAATCTGTCTATTTTTTACTGCACCGGTGCCAAAAAGGATAAATTTAACTTCATATATTTTTCCGTTTACTAGTATGTCAGGATCCGCTGAAAAGAGAATACGCATACCGTTGGTTACTTCTACTCCGTCGATTATATAGCCCCCGGAGCCTTCAATTGTACTAAACGCATCTTTTGTAAATGTGTCAATCAAGTCAACATTTGTTTTTGCAAGATTTCCGTGATTGTATAATTGTAAACCAGCTGAATACTCAATAATTGGTCGTTTAGCTCTTGCAGTTTCATCAAACTCTACAGGTAAGCCATTGGCTACAAAACTTGCTTCAATTATGTCTCTATGGAACCAACGATTGTATCTGCTCCACGGATTTCGATCAGGACTAGAACGGTTAATACAAATGTAATCTTTTATAGATAAAAATGCCGATGCATCTTCATAAGGATATTTGTCAAATCCAAATCCTTCTTCGTCAAACGGTACTTCTTTTGTAGAAGTAAATGCAGTTGGAATTTCGAGATCTTGCTCGTTGATTAATTGTATACTACTGCCAACGCCTTCAACAAAATAATATCCTGAAGCATATTTTGCAGGAGTAACTTCTCCTTGAAAATAAACTTTCATACCGTTACTAAGTTTTACAGTGTCGTTTTCATATGTTTTCATACCAAGGATTTCGTCCTCGACATTAATTTGAGAGTTTTCAACTATATTATAAAAACTAAAAATTCCAGTTATGTTTGCATCATTTTGACTTAGATAAAATAGTGTATCAGGTACTTCATCTGGTACAACAAAAACAATCTTACCTTGCTCGATAAAATCATCATGTGTCTCGATATAAGTACCTTCTTCGTTTACTTTATATTTTGTAATACCAGTATTATAAAGTGTACTAACGTTATCAGCATCAATTTGTAGTAAAGGATCGTTATCAACAAAAGCAATATTATTTGCTATACTAAAAGGCTGTCCTGGACAATCAATAACAAATTCGTATGTCTGTCCTTTATATAATTTAAGGCTTGGATTTTTTGTAATACCATCTGGTGTAAATAAGTAACTTTCAACTTGATCGTCTTGTCCTAAAACAATATTGTAAACACTGGTTGTATTTCTTGTTCGTCCTGCAATACCTACTGGTTCTGGACCAAGCGGTAACCAAAAATATTCTCTAAAGTTTGTAAACTTATCCCAGTCAATCTGTGGATCCCAGCTATACGACTGTTGGCTATTTAAAGCACTATGATTTGTACTAGCACCTTTAAATGTTCTTACCATTCCTATATAGTCATTGTAGGTTGCAAAAAAATCTACATTATCAAGCTCATCTTTATAAACAATACTTGATTCAAATTGATAGTTTTCTCTGTCAGACGAAACATCAGGTAAAAAATTATCTGTTACAACAGCTGATGGACTATTGCGTCGACCAACATATGCATCAAGTTTTTCAACAACGCCCTCTGATATCATCGAATCAATAGTTGACTGTATAAATTTTGAGTTTGTTTCGGTTCTAAAATACCTAGGAAGAAGATTCTTAGCTGAGCGTTTGCTGTCGCCTACTGGTAAAGGATAATCTTGGTTTTCCATTAATAACTGCTGCCTCTATTTGTGCTACTTGTACTTACTACTACTTCAGCTTGACTTCCAACAGTTTGTCCTGTTTGGCTAGCTGAAGTTACAATAGCGCCATCTGCTTTTAATCTATCAGCTGTAATTGCTGTAATTATTTCAACATTGTCAACGGTTGCTCCGCTGATAAAAATTTCATCGTTTTCACTTCTTACTTCAAATAAGCTGCCAAACGTATCTGTTACCGAATCGGGTACAAGAACAATACTATTTAAATTAGGTGCTAATTGTTGCATAATATATGCACTCAGTTCACTCCAATAAAAAGTATCTCCAAATTCCCAATTTTCTAAAGCAAAGAATTGATTTGTTGCTTCGATAACTTGTGTTTTGATATCTTGGTCGTTAACAACACGAGAAGAATTTTTTACTACTTTCATTGTAGCTTGCAATCCTGGCTTGGCTTTACTTCCAAATAAAACTTTAAATTTAACTGGATGATATATAACTTCGTCACTAATTGATTTAATTTTGTTAATATCAGATCCATAATTTCTATAAAGTTGGTCTGAACTTTGCGGAAGTGGCTCAGTTTCAAGGGTACCTGCAAGATACTGTCTATAACTGTTATCATATGTTTTTGTTAAAAGATACGTGTCCATAATATTACTACTACTTGGATCAATTCTAGCATTTTCGTCACTAGCATGTACATATTGGAATTTTAATCCGCTGCGTCCTTCGTATGCCTTGTAATTAAATACTTGTGTTCGTGTTCTGTTTGCACTATCAACTTTTAAAAATACATCATTTGCAATTACATAATAAATTGGGTCGTTTGGTGTAGTTACACTAGCTGCTGCTTCAGACTGTACAACTAAAATATTTTCTGTAGACTGATTTACATAACTATAAAACTCATTATCGTCAGTTGCTTTTTTTACAAATACATATTTGTCATTACCAACTGTCAGCGGTGCAACAATATCATTAAAGATTTGTGGATTATCAACTACGCCATCATCGTCGCTGTCAAAAAATACTACTTCAACTTTTTTACTATTTACGTACCCAATACCGTCTGTAAATTCTGCACTTACTGACCAAGGATGGTCAACTGTAAATGGTAGCAATCCTCCAGTTGAAGCTAGATCTTTATTAATGTTTAATACACTAATTTTGTCTTTAACAATTTCACCAGTTTTACTGTCGTATATTTTTTTACTTTTTTCAAAAAAGAATCTTACTTCCTTGTCGCTTTCAAATACGTACCTTAGCGATCTACTTGTAATGGTATAATCAACTCCGTTGGTTTCAAATAAGAATAACCAACTTCGATCCAACGATTGTTGTGTAGAATCTCCTGATAATGCATATGACCATGTGTCATTTACATTTAAATTTTCTTGGGTTACTACTTGCCAGCGGCGAGTTTCGGTGTCGTATCTTAATCCTACCGTTCTGTATGAAAACAATTGGTTAACTAAAGAATTTTTAACTTCATTAATTAGATCTCTAGTAAATTTTGGCTTTACACTATTAATTATTGCACCTGATGGAATTGCATCGTTAAGAACAATGCCGCCCAGTCCTGTTGCTGACAATTCGTTGCCGCCTTTGGCAACACTTACTACTTTTGTCCAAAGATATGTAACTGCGCCTTCGTGATCTGGAAGACCTGCCATTAATTTGTTATTATCAGTTTTCATAAAATGATAACCCGATGGAGCTGTAAACTTAATTAGTGCGCCTGGCTCAAGGTATCTAAACACACCTTCGGTAAATGAAGAAATTGTATATCTAAATGCAGTAGTATCATTTTCATTACCCGAATCAACTATAAATCCACTACTGCGATTAGTATCTTGTGTTGTTTGCTGCCAAACAATATTTAAATCTGTGTAATCTTGATCAGTAAATTGATCATAATAAAAATTACGTGTATTTTTATTTTGCAACAGCGGCTCAATTGTGTTTGATACAATGCCTTCAACATCAGTTTTTGTAACAAAACTAAATTTTGTTTTTTCTTCTTGATAATCTTTGTAGATTACGCCATCTGTGCCAAATAAATTTGTTGAACTATACTTGCCAGTGCTATCACGTAAATCATAGTATCTATTAATACCACTACTGGTTCTATTAACACTTTTTACTTTAATGATATTTTGGCTTATTCCGAGAGGTCCTAGATTGTAGTCTTCTGCTGTGATTAAACGATTCTGTGTATAATATGTACTAGGAGCATTGTCTTTAATACTTTGTGTTGTTTCGCTACTAGATGCAGTTGCTACTGATTGTTTTAAACTACAAAGCATTGTAAGTGTTTCATTTTTACCATTTGCACTTATATACGGAATTGTAATTTTAATGTTTTGCACATTGTTTGGAAAAATTGTATAATCAAGATTTGCACTTGTTCTGTAGTAAGATCTAAAATTGCCTTTAGGAAGATTGCCAAAGATACCGTCAGCAAAAATTAAGTTTATACGGTCATTTGTTCTTGATAATACACTATAGATATTTTTAATTTTTTTACTAACACTATTATAGATTACGTTGTTGCCTTCTACAGCATCAACCTTTGTCCAAAGATCTTGTTCCTGTCCGGTGCTGTCTAAGCTATACAACCAAACATCAGAATTGTTTACATTTGCAGCATCAACTTCGACCGTTTGATTTGAAGTCGGTAAGTCAATTTGAAAATCTCCACGTTGCAAACTGCCTTGTCTAAAATGAACAAAGAAACCAGTGTTAGCACTGCCAGCGCCTTGGCCGTTGTCCTTGTATAAAAACGAAAACTTATTTCCAGCACGAGGTGCTTCTTCAATAATATCGTTTTTGTCAATATCTGCACCAACTGCTTCAAATTCTAAGTTAGTTCCATTTATTACTTTACTAAAACTATAGACTGGAAACGATTCTGGTGACGAATTAATATTATACTTTTCAGTTGGAATGCCGCCAACGATAGCTGATTTTCGAGGAGAACCAAATTGATTAGTATTAAGCATACTTGCATTAAGTGCTTTAATAAATTGATCATACCAATTTTCGTTTGTTTGATCATTCCACTTAATTGCTCTACCTGCTATATTAGTACCAGTTGTATCTGATACGCTTTCAGTTGTGGTAATACTATCGACTTTTAAAAATCCAGCAGCTGGTTGATTTCTAGTTACGTTATAACTAATTAAGCGAGCTAGTCTAAGAACACTTTCTCTGCGCTCAGCTAATTCAATAAAGTTTTCTCTTGCATTTAAGTCAACTCGAAAACTAATGTTTTGTCCAAGAAATGCAATTAGATCAATTAGTGAAAGGTATTCGCTACTTTCAATATAATCGTTGAAATCTTCTGGATAATTTTGTCTAATATAATTAACCATTGTTCGACGTAGATTGTCAAAGTCGTAACTTTTGAAATCTGCATACTTGAAACTCTGGTATATTTTCTGCCAGTCTTCGGCTAATAAAAGTCTATTTTGTCTATCGGTTGCAGACATGATTACATTCCTCGGCTAATACTATATTTATGTATATTAAAATGTGCGCACATTAAAGTATGGCGTTTGACTGATTGTCAAATTTCAAAGTCATTTGTTCACTGATGTTATATTCAATGTACGTAAGCTCTGCATATATTTGTATGCCCGATTCATATGCATCAACAATAATGTTACTTGCATTTACTCTCGGGTCATAATTTACTATTTGGGTTACATTATCAAGTACTGCTTTTTTAATTGAATCAGTCATTGGTTCAAATAGTACATCCCAAATTATAGTACCAAAGGTCGGATTCTCAAGTTTTTCGCCAATTCGAATATGAAAATGATTTAATATATCTTGTTTAATTAATTCTATATTTCTTAATTTAAAATTTTTGTCTTCAGTATTGACTGTGCTCAGTCCTTTGTAGCTTTTATCTACCAGAGGTTGATTCATAGTCTTAGGTGACGTAATTTTTAAATTTTTATAAAGATTTTTCTCTAGTGTGCTCATATTGTATTTACCCTATTATTGTACGCCGCTTGGAAAAGACAGTGGCGTTGACGGACCGCCTTGATTTCCTTGACCGTCTATAGAAACATTAGTTGGAAAGACAGTTGGCGCCGGTGGCGGTGGTGGCGCAGGCTGTCCTGCAACTGTAACTAAAGGCAAATCAAAGCCCTCCGGAAGGTTCCAGTTTCGTCTAATCTGATTTAGATAAAGTCCCGATTGTCCAGCAGGCCTAAAAATAGGAAACTCACTTAGTTTAACGTTGTTGCGTTGATTTCCACCGAAGACTTTTATTCTGTTTTTTGCTGGATCGATGCTATGAACAAAGGCAGCGTGTCCTCGTCTGCTATCTAGTCTTTGTGTAAATACTACTAGATCATACTTTCGAATTTTTGTATAATCTTGCCATTCAACTGCTCTGCCGTATCTTAGATAACCCTGACTACTTATTCCAGGAACATTGTGTTCTAGTCCTGATTTCCACAATGCCCAAGTAGCAAAAGCAGCGCACCAAGGATTTGCTTTAGGTCCATCTACTGACAGTGTTCCGGCACCTGCAACTGCCCACGCTTCTGCAATAAGAGGATTTGGAGGTCTTCCTCGTTCTTTCCAATCTTGTTGAAGTGCTGCTTCAAGTGTATTTTGTATACTAGCATACTCTGTGCCAGCCGGTGCTGGATTAGCAGGCGGTTGTACAGGGGTTACTTCGCCGCCTAAATTTGGACTAAAATCGCCGTTGCCAGATATATCATTAGGCGCACCTGGTTGAAACCCAGGTGTACTTGTAGCGGCTGGTAAAAAATATCTATCAATTTCTGTTGGCTCTAACGGCCTTGCTGGTGATGTTACTTCACTTCCTGGTATAACTATTTGACACATTATGCTGTAAACCTTCCGTTGTTTGGTACAGTTGCACGACCGAGGGCAATATACTCATCTATTTTGGTTCCGTACCCGTCTGTACCAACTTGATTTCCTCTGCGCCATTTTCTAGCATCAGTTGGACCTTTTAAATGGGCTCCCATTAGTATTCCTGCAACTAAAGAAACACTATCGCCATCTCTAATAGCACCGTTGTTTCTGCAATATCTTAAATTTTGGTTTGTATATAAAACCATAGCATCTTCTTGGCAATCATTTTTGTTTGCAAGCCAATCTTCAACATTGTTTACACCATTTTTGCCTGTCCAGTTGCTTGGATTTAAACGCAATCTAGTACTACCGCCCCTAACAGACATTTTTATGTAGCCACCTTCTTTTAGTGCAAACCCGCCAAATTGATATTTGCCTGCAAAGCCAATACTATTTGTACAGTTATATTTCAGTCCACTTTCTCTAAAGCCAAGAGCGTTCAAGTAAGCAACAGTTTCAGCTTCGTTTAATCCGCGAATGGCGCCTGCTGGAGCAGCACTTAGTGGGCCATCGCTAGGACCGTCACATCCATATGCGCCGCTTGCTGTGCCTGCTGGTGGATAATCCTGCTGCAATGCTGCTCTCGCTACATTTTCTGACTGTTCAGCTATTAATTGTGTGCTTGGCAAGTTTAATGCTGTTGCACCACTTAACCCTGCTATTGTTTGAGCTACAGTATCTCCGCGATAAACTGCTGTGCTACGATATTTGTCAGCAATTTCTTGTGCAGCATCTGGATCAATTATTAGTGGATCGTCTTGAGTATATTTTGGATTTTCTACAATGGCACCAAGCTCAGTTGCTGTGGAGTTTATAGCTCGTCCGAGTGTACGCAAATCATCTTCTAGTGGATGCCCAAATGCTGGATTAATATTTGGAGCAATAACAACTACACGATAACCAGCTGCGGATAGGTTGGCATAACCTTCTCTTAGATTTTGGTTGGCTTTTTCTACATCACCAATGTCACCTACGCCAACTTGTATAACTGCATACTGACCTGAGGTTGCGTTTGGAAATGCAGCCGGATCACTTGCTACACTAGCATTTGTGTCAGCTTCTGCTGATGAACTAACTGCCGGGGCTTGAGATCCTGTACCTACAGCAGCATAAGTATCAGGCAGAACATTTTGCAAGAATGAATTAGTTTGTTGTTGACCGGCTCTTGTTTTATCTTGAGTATATGCTGCTGGATTGATGTTTTCGTGCTGCGGCCAAGGTTCGTGTTCTGGTATTCTTGCTGCTAAACTTGCTCTTACTGGCGGAACCGGTATAAATGGATTTGGTGCAGGAGGCAAGGTTGCTGTACGTGATTCTATAGCAGTGTCAGCAGTATAACTATCACTATTCAAATGTATTTCAGAAGCAGTTGTTTGAATGTTGGCACCATCTGCTTGTAAACTCATCAATGCTTGTGAATATAATTTAGTTGCACCTGTGCTATAAAGTTCTAGTGTATTAGCGGATGTAATATATGTTTGCAATCCACTGCTAAAATGAGATTGGCCGTCAACTTGATTATAACTATTACCAAGTGCTTTCATATGATACTCGCCGTCGGTTGATACCTTTACAAAACTACACCCTTCAATGCCAACACTTTCAGCACTACCTAATGCTAAATGCTGTTGACTTACTACATCCAACGATCCTTTACTTGTAATTGAAACTTTTGAATTACCATAAACTGCAACACCATCTTGTCCAGTAAGACTGATATTGGCTCCGGCATTCAGTGATATTTCGTTTTGTGCAGATGCACCGATACTACCGCCAGCATCGATTGCAAGGTCTTTACCTGAACTAATGTTCATATTTTCCATTGCTGTTAGATTTATATCTCTATCTGCTGTAAAGTTGATATCGTTTTCGCTGTGTAAACTAACACTATCTTGCGCATACACATCAATCTTACCGTTGCTAGACATTTCTATCCAACTAGAGCCTTTGCTGTTACTGATATAAATTAAATCTTCAGTGTTATGCAAAAGTATTTGGTGTCCTGTACGTGTTCTAATTCTAAACAATTCGTTTGCCGGTCTTTCAACGTCTCCGGTATCGGATGTTCTTTCAATATCCGCATACTCAAACGGAGTTGACTCAGGATGACCTTTTCTTAAAAATTTATCATCGCCGTCATCCATTACAATACTTGAACCACCAAGTCTTGCTTTATAAAATTCTGTTTCGTTTTCGCCATGCTGGAACAATGGAGCGTTAGGACGTTTATCAAACGGTCCAGGTGTATTCATTCCAAATACTGTGCTCGGAAGTTCTCTTCTTGCGCCACTAGTAGTAAGTCCTCTGACATCATCTGTTACTAACCCTGAACGATTTAATCTCTCAACAAAATCTGTGTTTACAGGCTTTATAAATTTTGAAGGCTGAGTTTCGCCATCTGGAGATGTAATAGCTTTGTTATATTCACCTACTGGCAGTTTTTGCCCTAGTTCGTTTAGGTAAGTTGAAGTACGTCCGTCAGGAACGGTAAAGTTTGTAAATGTATCAGGAATACATGCCATCCAAAAACCTAAATCGCTTCTTCCTTCAACTACTAAGACAATTACCTTTGTTCCGATATCAGGCGGTACTGCCCAAAAACCGTAACTCTGTTGCGAACTAGCAAATGTATTATCTGCGCCAGCTTGGTGTAAAGGAGTTTGGCCAGCAAATGGGCTTGCATATTGACATTGTAAACTTTGTCCTAGTTCGTCCCAATCACTGCCGTTAGCATTTGCTTTTAACAATGAAACATTAAGTCCGCCCATAAATGTTTGATCAAGATGCCCAATTACTCGTCCAACGTAAATACCTGGATCGGCTGGACGTGCAGCGTTATCGCTTCTTCTTGTAAACTCACTACGTATGTTTTGCGGTTCGGGCATATTTAAAATCCTAAGTTTCTTGTTATTCGACTTACTTCTGTGTTAAACTGATTAGCTGCTGTGTTTATAGTATTACTAGCTTGGTTAATATAGCCAGGAATTTGCCCTGCACCTAAATTACCAAGTAGCTCTTGTTGTGCTGCTTGTAACGATGTATTTAATCCTTGCGAAAGTCTCTGCTGAGCTTGCTGGAGTGCATCTCCGGATAACCCTGTAAGTGACCCAAGTAATTGATTTGTTGCTACATTAGTATTAAGATTTCGAAATATTCCAGGTACTTGAGAGGTAAGAGCATCAAGTGTACCATTTAAATTTGCTGCGATTGCATTGACTTGACTAAAAGCACTAAAAACATTTTCGGCGATGCCAGCCAACTGAGTACCTGATAATATATCTTCGAACTGATTTATTCCATTAAGGTTAAAAGCAGTTTGTAAAGTTTGTGCTGTTTGCTGTAACATTTCTTGAGTTTCGTTACTAGCAACAGATATCCTATTGTTGAGTTTTTCTATAACAAGATTTGGATTGCCTAATTTTGTTGCTGCTACTACTGCATTTGCTGAATTAACATCATCAAGTGATTGATTTGGCATTCTCAGTAGATTTAATTGCTGTGTAAACATTCCATTTGAAAATTCATTCTTAAATGTTGTAACTTTGTATAATCCGCTAAAAGCACTAGCTGGATCAAGTGCTGTTAAATTGCCAAAAAAGTCGACTGCTGTTTTAAAACTTATAAGCACATAAACTTCACCTCTTGTAAAATCTAGTTGTCCTTTGGATGTGTATCCTGTTGCAGCTGAACTAGGGTGGTTATTTCCAACATCAACTTCAGTAAAATAAAAAGGATCTCCCCAGATTCTCAAATCTAGTGTAACATTATCAGTATCACTGTTTAGTATCATTTTATTAAAATGATTTGCAATACGTACTTTTGCCGAGTCGTCTCCAGCGCCGCCTTCAGGAGCAGTAGTTCCACTTCCTATTGCAACATTAGCAGATGGCATTTCGTGTGAGCTATGAACAGTATACCCTGCACCAACTGATGGGACTCGTTGCGCAACATCTTCAGTAAATACCGGATTTCCAGAATTCTGCTGTGTGTCTTGTCCGCCTTGACTACCAATACGAGACATTTCTTTATAAAATGAATTATTAATATTAAAAGTAAAATCAATAATGTCAGTGTTTAACCCAGTGTAGGTATAATTGTAGTGCTTGACTGCATCTTTAATCTGCGGAGAATAACTTTGGTTACTTGATTGATTAGACAACCGACTAATATGAATTTCGTAAGGCGTAACAATGTATTCGTACTTTGTTGCTGACAAGCCTGTTTTTGCAATCATTCCAGTATCAATAATAGTAGTCTTTGAATGTATTTTAAACCAAGTTATAGTATTTCCACGAGCTCTTTGTAAAAATTCTGCTTTTGATTTTCCCCATTCGCTTCCAAGCAACACACTTTCAATAATTTTTTCAATCTTTTGTCCGGTGCCGAACTGGAATTCTCTCTGCTCTTGGTCGTAAGTCATTCCGGCTCTAGTTACAATTCTTGTTCCGTCTTGATTAGTAGTTACACTAGTATTATCAAATGCTTTGAAAGGAATAGTTCCATAATCAAAGGCATTTGCAGTAATAAGTGATTGACCCATTTCGTTGTCATTGGTGTTAATTACTGTGTTAGCAGGGCTACTTCTTAAATTGGTTATAGCAGACGCTTGATCACTAACTGCTGCGCCGATTAGGTTATTAATTGACACATCTTCTAAAGCAGTATCTAACCCAAGTGTAGACTCCAATGCCGAAATTTTATTTTCAAAAGCTGTATTAATTAAATTTATATCCGAGGCTATATTTTCTTGAATACTGTCAACTCTATCTCTAAGTGATTGCTCAAATGCGTTAGGTTGCGAATTATTTCCAAATATATTACCTGCTCCAAAAATTCCGCTGGCACTAAACGTTCCACTTTGCTGATTTCTTACCGAAACGTCTTTTGGAAAATTAATTTCAAACTGATGAGGAACATAATTAGGATCAGCTTCTGCCATATCAGTTTGTACTTTATTTAGATAGGATTCTAAACTATTTTCTCCCCAACTCAGTACTTCGCTTACACTTGCTCCTTGTAGCTTGGCTTCAGTTGGTATTTTTTCAATTTGATCATAAAATGCTTGGTGATTCCAAGGAATTGCTGTAACATGATATGTTGATCCTGCGGCTGTAACGTCAAACGTTACATTAATTAGTTTTATTACTAAGTTAGTACTTGGTAATACTTGTGGATTATTATTATCGTCAAATCCCTTAAACGTTCCTTGTAGTAAAAACGGTGCACCAATATAACTTACACCAGTTCCAAGTGCTTGTTCAGCAGCAATACTTAATGACTGAAAAAACAACCCAACACTCTGTGGCTCAGTAACTGTAAATTCCAATTTAATAGCATTACTAAAACTAGTGCCCGGATTGGGTGTAACTAGATAGTCAGTAATAACATTGTCAATAAAAAATTCAACATTGGTGTTAGTTGCATCTTCAATTAAAGTTGTAACTGCTTTATCTGAAAATCCTCCAGATTTAATAATTGGAACTGCTGGACCGTTTTCATAAGATTCAGGATAAGGTACTTGCTGGGGACTTAGTACTCCAAATACCCAGTTATAGTTGTAAGTAGCTAAGTTATTTAGAGTATTCTCTAATGTCATTTACGCTCCAAGTACTGTATCAAGTGTTGTTTTTTGTGGTAAACGAATAGTAGTTCCAGCAACAAAATCAAACACTGGATCTTTTATAGTATCTATGTTTCGTACTGCAAAAACCCACCATAATTTGGATGTACCATATAGATCAAAAGAAAGTAAATCAGGCCTGTAAGTATATTGAGGTTGGATAGTGTACGTAATGTCGTTATCAAGGGCAGGAATATCTCTTTTTTGATAAAGATCTAAATAATCACTTCTTACTCTTGTTTCAGCATAAGGGCTAGATGTTGAATATTTAATCATTAGATAAATCCTCCTGGTTTTGTATTTCCAACGTAATCGCCTCTTATAAACGATTCAAGATTAAAATCTTTTGTTGCTGTTCTACTGTATGCTGGAGACACTGTTACGTTTAGTGTACTCAAAGTTGGTACATAACAGTGTTTTGAGGATGTAAGGTTTACTTCAGGTATTTCGCTTTGTAAATCAAACCCTGTTGGAATTGGTACTTGTATATAATCAACTGCATTTGGCAAATCAAGGTTAAACATTTTAACAATTACTGGAGTTTCATCAAATACAAAATTACCGTATCCGCTTAATGCAACACGAGGCGGAGGATGTCCTTGTAACGGACCAGATCCAAAAAACATTTTTGTAATACTGCGTAAAAAATGCACTGCGGCAATCCAATACTGCCCATCAGCTTCGTTTTCAACTGGAAATTCTGCACTAATTGTAATATCTTCAATTCTACTTGATTCATAAACATGATACGGATAGTTTGTATGCACAGGCTGTACTGTATCGTAGTTTGCCATGCTAGATAATAATATTTGTGGGGTTGTAGGAAAAACTAAACTAGAATTACTTGTTATTAATGGAGCAAGTATCGGAGAATCTTTAAAATAATTCGGTGATGCTGGTAAATGTATTCTTACACGCCAGTCTTGAGAATTAGTATCTGATGAAGCTGACAATTGTGCTGTTTGAGCAAAAGATTGTACCGGAGTTGCTCCAAAATTTAAATCAGATCCTAATCTACCTTGGCTAATGAACTGAACAAAGTCAGCAGCATTACCATTTGTAAATACCCGATTGATATTTTGCACTGTATTAACAGCTCTTCCAATTGGCGAACTGTTAAAACTAGTTCTTAAACTATTTTTAACCGAATTGCCAATAACTTTAAATAAACTCATGTGAATCTCCTGTATAGTATTTAGTTGACAAAATTAAGTACGTGTATTATAATAAATACAACATAGGAGAAAACATGGCAAGAAGAGTAAACTATCTCAACAATAAAGATATGTTGGCAGAGATACATAAATCAAAAAATACATTTGCTAGTTACGTTGACCCGTCAAATGCAGATTACGATATTATTTTGCCAAGTGTTGACAAAATTAATATACGTA